CTTAGTGTTATACAACCCTCCCAACCAGCGCCATTTCATCGCGCTAGAAGAAGGGGATTTATCCAGTTTGCCTCCTGAGCGGTAAGGTACCGCGTACGGCCTTCAGGCCGTAACCCAACGACGTTTCAGTGTGACTGCGCCGTACAGTGCAGACCGCTCTAAGTGGTTTCGCATCGTCACGCCGTCCTCATCCGAGGATGATTCAAGGCGCAACAGACACTTACTTAGTGCTGCGTATCCATCCAATTTATCAGTGCGATAAATTGGTTTTGGGACCAATGCTCTTACTTTGAGACATTGGAATTTCCAATTCCATCCGGAGACGGATCGGAACCCCAAATAAGAGATACGTCCCAACGCTTCACTCTCCATTCTTATGTAAGGTATAAACCCTACAATCCCTTCTATATGTTTATATAGAAAGTCAGCAGCCCGCCAAAAACCTCTCAAATAGAGTTGATTGGCAGTCGCTACTGTAGATAGTAGAGATGAAGATTGTTGCTTGTTGTTAGGAAGTTCAGATGTTAAATAAACAGGTGTTACCTGTTTACCATCATAAGCATCCATACCGCAAGATTCTCGAAACTTTCCAGTGACGAAAGTCTTAGTAGTATTCACTTTGCAGTGGTACTTTTGCAAAGCTATAACAACAACGTCCGCATTCGTCGAGGGGACGATAATATCGTCACCATAGACGTAGACATCCCGGGACACTTCGAAAATGTTCTGGAACGTCTTGGAGAGTTTTCTGGCTTCCAATATGGCCATTACACATATAGTGTAAAAGTACATGGCTTCAACGGGAAAGCAGAGAGCACTACCCATAGCGGCAAACTTCCGTAGAGGAGATATAACTCTCCCATCGGGAAGTTCAGCACTACTCGAACGACATGCTTCGATCGCCTCCCTGAGGTCAGGGTTCGTTCGAAACATACCTAATGCTAGATCACGCGGAACGCGATCACTAGCATCAGAAAGGTCAATGGTTGAATATTGACCTGTCGCAGACGCTTCTAGCGCTAGAGTACGATTAACTTCTTGGCTTGTAAAGTTTACATGCCATTTAGTCAGAGCGTAAGATTGGATTGTCTCATAGAGATAATCTCTTACTCCTTGCTGTGCATATTGCATACAGCAAGGCTCTATTGCTATAATGCGGGGAGCCTTTTGAGTCTTTGGAACAGTTATCACCTTTACAGGTTGTTCCTGATCCACTGACACAATCGTTACAATCTGAACCTCCTTTGAATCAGGTTCCGTGCCCAACGGGTACGCAACACCAATTAAAGGAAAGTAAGGTTCTAGACGATCATGCCAACGCTGCCAAACGTATTTCCGGTTACCGGATATACCGTCCGCAGTAGCGCCAGGACCATGTTTAGGAACGCATTTACTGAGGTTAAATTCAGCAAAAGCATTACCCCAAAGCATGTCAGAAAAGTCCAAAAACTTGGACTGCTCATCGTCTTGGAGCGTGAAGGTATCAAAAGACTGCTCAATCGCAACGAACGACTCAACTGCCGCATGTACTCTTTTTGGAGCACAGACGAACTCCGTTTTATGAAAGAATCGGCAGATTTGCCGGACTCCGTCAACAACGGAGGAGTAAGTTGAGTCTCCAATGGGGATTTGTTCATTTTGGAATAACTCTCCAGTCTCAGAGTCAAAGATAAGACTGATCATACCTTGCAAAAATGCAGGGATTGATCCCCTCTTCACCCGGCGAAAGCCTTCGAAGAGTGTTGAGTCTATCCTCCCATTTGCTAGGCTTCTTTCGAAGTCCTTAGCAAAGCGAGGAAGGGTTATCGTTAAAAACGATAAACCTTCATCTTTGATACGCAACTTGATTGTTTCTAAGTCACGTTGTGTATGAGAGACACCAGCGGAACACATAATAACCGCGTCTTTATAGACGACAGTTATCAACTTGTAGTAGTCACGCATTTGTAATGCGTTGCTTTTCATAGACTCCTCCTATATAGGGGTAGACTATCAAATCACAACGTTCAATGTGATGACTTAGGGGGCCCATAGGTAGTGAGATCCAAAGAATCGTCCGCGACACACCCACCCCTGGTAGTAAGCCAGGAATTTTTAAGTGGACTTAAGTGTCACAGGCGATGAGATCTAGCTTTCCACTCGCTAGATTAACCGGTTCTTATCCCGGATTCTCAATCAAAGGATCACGTTCCATTGAACCCCCATCATCAGCAAAGATTACACACGCCAGCTGCTGAAAGAAATAGTGTACAGGAAGTTTCTAAGACTCCTGACCATACATCTTGTCAACAGCAGTCGTATCGAGGAAGGTCTTAAAACCTGCCACGAGTTGCTCCACTTGGACCATTGAAAACCCCGCAAGGGGCCTATCAATAACCAAGTAAACAGCCAAAGTCTCATAATCGTTAACAGTTGTTAACGGGTCTGGGACGACTGCGCGCTGGTCCACCCGACACATTGATCGAACTCTGTCCGATCCTTGTGGTTGGTGAGAAATGGTAAGAGTGTACGTTAAATCAGCTTTCTGATAAATCGTTCTCTTACCATTGGTCTCAATCCGTGGAAGAACTTGAGCGACGGCATTAACTGTAATTGTTTGCGGATCACTAAACATGTGACTGACTCCTATCAAGTGGTAGGAATTATGCACATTCCAGGCCGCATTTTTCCCAACAATGCAACTTTGCAATGGGAATGTGGCGGTGATCGGTTATCGGCGTCTCTGATGAGTAACGCCGATAGCTCCGATGATAGCTAATTGTCTAGGGCTTAAAAGGTCCTTAGACAGGCTAAATCCATACGGACTGGCTGTTCCGTCACGTTGTTTCGTTTTCACGGTTCGTGAAAATGTTAACGCAAGAGGACCGTTTATGAAAGGCACCGAAATGGTGAGTTTCCTTTCATACGTGTACTTTCGCATCACAAACGTGTTCAGAGCAATCACGGAATCGCTCAGGATGCTACTTAGGTAGTCAATTTGCTTACCCAAGTTAGTCAACCATGAGACGAGCCATGCCCAGGGGATTACACTCCAGATTGTTGATGGGGTGAGCCGTACACCGTATACATCTAAGTATCGTTGCACGATTCGCCATGCAGTATTATAATCCTGCAAAGCCCTATCAAATTCTGGGAGATAGAACGAGAATACACCGGTAGCAAAGATGTCGGAAGACCATTCATCCCACATCTCTACAATAATGTTCCCGTTCAAGTATTTCCAAGGTATAGTTACCGGGTAACAGGGGCAGAAATTCCCCTCGTCACTATGGTAAACACGACCTAGGAAATGTTCTCTATTAAGGTGAACACGTCTCTTCAAAGGTTTCCCATTCCGATTAGATAATTCTTCGGTAAGGGACTTAGCGTCTGTGACGAGGTTAGATATACTCGACAAGTCGTTAATGAAGGGACGCCAGCCAAACTGGTGGTTCAGAAAGTGATTTGCGGCCTGTTCTGGTCGCATATCAGGGCCAGCCTTAGATCTTCCTTTGATCGAATTCCACGCCCGGTAAAATCCCAAGGACTTAGCTTTAAGTCCCGGGATTTTATTAACGGTAGAGGATATAAGACCGTAGGAAGTCTTAAGCATATGACCCAGGTCTCGAGACTCATATAGGGCCTCGAAACCATTCATCTGAGCTATTTTAGGCTTCATCATATGAAAAGCCCGTTCACCCCAGTCTGATAAGTCAGGAAAGTACGCACCGCCGAGTAGTGGAGAGCTTGAGGGATCTATAAATAGATTCCCCATGTCCCACAACCCTTCGGGCGGAACCGTAAAACCGGCATCTAGGACAGAATCAGCACCACGGAAAAATCCAGTGGTATTGTTGATACTATCTCTAGAAGCTTTTCCGAAGACTCGCGAAGAGTCATACTTCAGCTCAGCTATCAAACTGCGGAAAGGTCCGCCGGATAGATAAGGTGGGCCAGGATGAACTTCATCTTGACAAACCTTCACTAACCGGTACGGAGGGCCAGGAGTCGCGTACTGAGGGTTCATTAATAATGGACTCCCCGTACCGAAATCCTCACGACCCGACGTACAAGTGATGTAAGTTCCGTCTGGTGACCATTCTCTTGTGTGTTGATATTCACCACCCAAGAAAAGAGGGTCATCAGAAATATTGTTCGGAACGAACAACTTTCGAAAGCGTGCTGGAAAATCAGACATGTGTATCCTTCCGTAATGGAACAAGTAGATATCTTAAAGTAGATTGCACTGCATTCTACTTGCGGTTTTAGAAAACACCACCGC